ATGTTTCTGATGTTTACCTTCACGGTAATTTGATCGCACGGATTGGTGAAACTTGGATGGAATTGTTTGATGGTGGTTGGCAAACTAATACTACCAAATCCCGTCTAAATGCACTTCTTTCAGCATTTGGTATGGAAGGAGAGTATATCTTCCAAAAGAACTTTGAGTGGTTCATTAACTATCAAGGTTCTCCGATTCCTTTCTTCTCTGGTATGAGGTTGAACTGATGAACAATCTAATTCTTGGAATCATTCTTGGTATTGTATTATCAACGGTTGGATTCAATGGATTAGCAAACGTTGGTAATCGTGCCATTCATACAATCGAATCCTTCGCAACATCTAATCAATGAAGTATTATCAAATCACAAATATCGAGTTTGATTTTGATGATGAAGATCTGACAGATGAGGAGAAAGATGAGATTGTAAGTGAAGCAAAGAAGTGTCTGTGGGATTCACCTGATGGAGAAGATAGTCTAGCAGATGTAATCACCAATAATACAGGTTGGTGTATCAAATCTCTGGAATATACAATCAAATAAAGTGAGTAACCTCCAAAGTGTTCTAGTAGTATGACACACACGAATCCCTACGTTCAAAACCTGATTGAGATGGGTTATGATGAAACTGATGTAAAAGTTGCATCGACGATGTTTCAAAAAAAGACCTTCCCATGTAACATTCACGGTCGTCATTTCGAGACTGAAGAACAATACAACCAAGAACTTCACGATTACTTCAACGGACTCTGATTGTTATGTTCACCATCAAATACTTCACTCCTTATCAACAACAATGGAGGACACAATCATTCTCTACACTTGAAGAAGCAAATCGTATGATTGACTTCTATCGTTCCTGTGGTTCTCCCGCATCTCTCGTCTGATGAATCTCAAACTCACTAAACAGAATCGTAAGTATCTCCATCTCGGTTTTGCACTTGAGTTCTTTATCATTGGTTTGTTTCTTACTACAACCGCAAAGTCCGAACCTTATAGTGAAAGTGTAAATCGATTCTGTGCAAAGGTTGTTGGTATTCCTTACGCATCTGATAACTTCTCACAAGAAGAATGGGAACGTTTCAAGTATTGTCGAAACACCCTAAATCCGAAGAATTAAAGTTAGTAACCTCCAAAGTGTCCTTATAGTATGAACACCACCTCACTCCAAGAAGATTGTCTCTCTTTAGCACAAGAGATGACAAATGAAATCAACGGTGATCTGTCCTATGTTCCTGATGAAGATGTGAACGATCTGTTATCTAAAGTTACTGAAGATAACATCCAAGAGATCGCATCTGAACTTGCACAACTCGCATACTGGTTTAACTGATGTACTCTAATCTATCCAAGATCAAACCATCACTCAGGACTAAAGGTAACATCACTGGTAACTTCGGAAAGACTAAAGTTAAGGCAGGTTCTTCACTCTCTGATCTCGGAATGACTACTAAAGAGAATATCAAGGTGACTACACAAAGTGAATACATCAATCGAATGTATCAAGCACTTGAAACAACTGATGATCCGAAACTTAAGTCCTTTTGTTATAATGAGATCAAGATGTATCTGATCAAGACGAATCAATGGTAAATCGTTAAATTATACCTAAAAACACATAAAAAACGTTAAAAATCAATTAAAAATGTGTTTTTAAATATACTTAAGTGTTTTTTATTATTGATAATGATTCTTATTATCATGTGATACTGATACGAATTCTTATCAATTAAGACCCTTATATACCTCTTTTAATCCTCTCAGGTCTTGTGATTATGTGTCTTTAAATGTGTTCAGGTCTTGTGATCTAAGGCTCCAAGCATACACGAAGACCCGAAGAATGTCAAGACCCCCAAAGATCACAAAACCCACACACACCCACACAAAACCATAAGGACTTCAAATAAATACACACACCCCATTGACATTTCCCTTCTGAGATCTTACACTAAGAACATCACCAACGGAGAGAACTTATGACAGTTGCACATCTTCAAGCACAGAAAGTTCGTTATAGGGTCACTCTGGATCTTGAGGTCTTTAGTGATTTCGATCCGCACCAACTTAACTGGGAGAAAGTATTCAAATTGGAACCCGCAGAAAGTGTTTCCGCTTATGTTGAAGACCTGTCAGTTCCTGATCGTTGGTGACACTGAGACCCCTCTACAATCCCCTGTAAGGTGTCTCTCACAGTTCTTAGGTGTCAGTACACTTAAGGACTGATAATCAAAGGAATTAAAGTTAGTAACCTCTAAAGTGTCCCTATAGTGTAAGGGTCACACACCAGACCCGAAAGACTTCTCAAACACACACAAATGACTGTTACTTACCAGACCAACATTCAGGACACCACCTACAACGGTTGGACGAATTATGAGACCTGGAATGTTGCACTCTGGATCAGTAATGATGAGGGTTTTTATGACATCGCTCGTCTTTGTGATGATTATCAGGACTTCGTAGATTCCACTGAGAACTTTATCACTAAGACCCCAGACGGAGTATCATTTACCAGTGACAAATTGAACTGGATTGAACTCAACGAAATGATTGAAGATCTCTGATCTAGATTATACCTCACTCCTGTCACAAGAGTATAAACTAGGCACCACACAGTTCACAACACTTTTCTTCTTACATTATGTCTACTCAAGTGATGATCTCTCTTCTCAAGAAAGGTAACACTGGCTCTGAGATTCTTGAGATTCTCGAAGCACTTACTGACAATACAGTGAGTGACAGTCAAGAGGGTAACACTCCGACTCTTGATGTGATCGAGTTCTGATCAGTTAGATTCACATAAGACTGTCAGTTCTTTATACTTAAGGGACTGACAGTTCTTTATAGTTTTGCCAGTGTTTTGGGGGTTTTATGTTAACCCCGGCGCGGCGTAACCCCGTTTATAAAAATCCATAAGTCCCTAACCTACAAAAGTGTGTACCCGAGAGAGTTTTATAAACCTCATAGATAAAAAAATTCCGGTGATATGAGAAGACGTAAAACCCCTTATTGGAACTTCTGGAAGGTAGTCTTTGCGGGATGGTTAATACGATATCCACGACAGTGCTTTACGATCTTCGGAGGTACGGCCGGGTTTATTATAGTGATCATATATAATGCTGTGAGATAAAAAATTCCCGGAAAAATTTTATGACTACAGAGGTTCGCCCATGGGGGTTATTTGAAAACTTATTGGAGGAAATTGATTATAAGGTCAAGAGAATTATTATCTCACCAAATCAATCAATATCACTCCAATATCATTTCCATAGGGAAGAGTATTGGATAGTTGTTGAGGGTGATGGAGAACTGACTCATGAGGATACTGTAAGAACTGTAGAGGTTGGTGATAGTGTTTTTATTGGTAAGGAAGATGTACATCGTCTCAAGGCTGGTAAGAATGGTATCACAATCATCGAGACACAGATTGGTTTATGTGATGAGGATGATATAGTTCGTTTAGAAGATCATTACGGAAGAGTAGAGTGATGGAAAAGGTTTATCACATATACGCAAAGGATCGTTGTTTATTTCATTCTATCAAAGAAGAAGATTTTGAAGTTACTTGGAACACCTTAAAGAATATGGTAGGTATTATGAGAACTGATTATGAGATTGATGATTTATCTTTTGAGGAGCTTATGGTGAGCCGGAATGTCTCCTTAGAGGGGTCTTATTGACAAGGACTAAATATGACGATAAAATTGATCTGAAGGTTATTTTCAATTATGGCAAAAGGATTTACGGTTAAAGCGGCAGCACCTAAACCTACAGAGAAAGAATGGGACTATGGTGTGATTAAGGAACGAATGAAGGGGAAGAGTATTGTATTCTGTCTTCCTGGCCGTGGTTGTTCCTTTATTTTCTTGAAAGCATTTGTTCAACTCTGTTTTGATATGGTTCAAAATGGAATGAGTATTCAAATCTCTCAAGACTATTCTTCCATGGTGAACTTTGCTCGTTGTAAAGTTCTTGGAGCAAACGTACTTCGTGGACCCAAACAGATTCCTTGGGATGGCAAACTTCAATATGATTATCAACTTTGGATTGATAGTGATATTGTCTTTGATACCAATAAGTTCTGGCAACTCTGTGATCTTGCTCTGAATGAAGAAGGGGAAGAAAAAGAAATCGTTGCTGGTTGGTATGCAACTGAAGATGGTCATACTACTTCAGTTGCTCATTGGTTAGAAGAAGATGATTTCCGTCGTAATGGTGGAGTCATGAATCATGAAACTGTTGAATCGATTAGTAAGCGTCGTAAACCATTTACAGTAGATTACACTGGATTTGGTTGGGTTCTGATTAAGAAAGGTGTATTTGAAAATCTTGAATACCCTTGGTTTGCTCCTAAGATGCAAGTCTTTGAATCTGGAGCAGTTCAAGATATGTGTGGTGAAGATGTATCATTCTGTCTTGATGCAAAAGAACAGGGATTTGATATCTGGTGTGATCCTCGTATTCGTGTGGGACATGAAAAAACTCGTGTAATCTAATGGCATTTAATATCTTATACAAAGGACGTAAGATATATCAGAACCTCAGTTATGAAGAATGTACTGAGGTTCTTGACGAACTCTCCTCCAAGTACTACACTGAAGAGGAATTTGATATTGAACAACTCGAACTGGAGGAAATCTAATGGCTAAAGGTGGATCAAATAAAACTGTATTTGAATCAGGAGAACCAAAGAAGACACGTCAGGGACGTTCTGCACGGACTCTTCTCTCTGCCACATCTCGAAATGGTCGAAAGAAAAGGTATCGTGGTCAAGGTAAAGGTTAATAGTATAGATAGAGCAGGAAGAAATTCCTGCTTTTTTTTGTATCAATTTATGTCATATCTAAATCACAATCTTCCAACAATTACTTGTTACATTCGTAATGAGTTTCTTTATAATCACAAAAAAGGTCACGGTGAGGTAACTTTATGTGATGTACATTCTGTAGCGTCCTTAGAGAAGCACGTACCCCTCTTTGAAGCGTTTCTAGAGAATGGGGTGAACTGGACTCGTAGACCTATTCATGCATTTTGTTGGAAACCTGATGCACCTGCATCTAAATTAGAGGAGTGTATGTGGTGGGATTGCTTTTCTCCTTATATTGATGTTCAAGTTCGTTCAAGATTGGCTAACTTACGTGCTGAATTGATCAATTATCGTGGAGAAAAGAATGAAGGAACTTACTTATTCACTCTTGATTGGTCTTGGGAGTCAAAATCTACACTGAATACTAACTTTAGTGAGACTCCAGAGCATAAATGTGCTCACTTTTTTAAGATGGACAACGGAAATTTTTATGCATATCCTAATAATAAGATATTATGGTATGATGATGCCTGGACTAAGAACAGAATTACTAAAAATCCAGGGTATGAGATTGATTTAACTGAGTATTCAGTTGAAAATCGTCGAAAAATTGAGACATCTGATGATTTTATGTACGAAATCACAAAAATTCGGGATAGCAACCCCGTAAAAAGTTCTGATTTTAACGAATCAGGAGAGCAAAATGGACCAAAAAATGCTTCGTGAGATCAATAATGACGATCTGACACCAAAAAAACATGATTTTTTTCACCAAAATGAAATTCATGAGAGAATTCGTAACGATGAAGACTATGATGATTGGGAGTATGGCACTGAACCTCTTTATGAATTCAAAAAACACGAATAAATAAGATAGATTTATAATATTTTTATGCCTGTAGAACGGGTAATCAGAGGTTTTAAGGATATTAGTATGTCATTTCAGACTAATCCTCTGAATAATGACTTAATTTCTATTAAGAATGAGACTGCTATTGCCCGTTCTGTTAGAAATCTCATATTTACACTTCCTGGTGAAAGATTTTTTAATGAAAATATTGGATCTAGAGTATCAAAGGTACTTTTTGAGAACATGGATGAGATTTCAGCATCTGTGATTGAAGATGAGATTACTAACACAATTAATAACTATGAACCAAGAGTTGATTTAATCTCAGTGGATGTTTCTCCAAACTATGATAATAATGAATTCAATGTCACAATAAATTATTATATTGTTGGGATTGATGTATTACCTCAGCAGTTATCATTCGCATTACAGCCAACAAGATAAATGGCATTAGTAAATTTCACAAATCTAGACTTTGATCAGATAAAAACCTCTATTAAGGATTATCTTAGATCCAATTCAAATTTTACAGATTATGATTTTGAAGGATCTACTTTATCCACCTTAATAGATGTTCTTGCATATAATACTTACATTACCTCATATAATGCTAACATGGTTAGCAATGAGGTCTTTATTGATAGTGCAACTCTAAGAGAAAATGTAGTATCACTTGCAAGAAACATTGGTTATGTTCCAAGGTCAAAAACTTCATCTTCGGCAAATATATCTTTTTTTGTGGATGCAACTGGTTTAACGACAAATCCAGTTACTCTTACCCTTAAAAAGGGAACTATTTGTACATCAACATCTTCATTTGGAAATCAAAGTTATACTTTTACGATTCCTGCAGATGTTACTCGTCCAGTAGTAAATGGAATTGCATTATTTGAAAATATTAATGTTTATGAGGGAACATACTTAGTTAACACATTTACTGTCAATTCGAATAATCCTAATCAAAGATTTATTTTAGAAAATTCCGATATTGATACTAAATCAATATCTGTAATTGTGAGAAATACTCAATCTAGTACTACTTCTAGAAAATTTACATTATCAACTGATCTTTTTAATATTAATTCTACATCTAATGTCTTCTTTATTCAAGAAATAGAAGATCAGAGATATGAATTAATTTTTGGCGATGGAATTTTCGGGACAAAATTAGAAAATCAAAATTTCATTGAAGTTTCATATATTACAACTTCTGGTGAAGATGCTAACGGAATATCATCATTCACATTTAATGGTCGGATAGTAGACAATAATAATCGTGTAGTAAATACTGGAATTTCTCTATTAACTACTAATACAGAATCCAGAGGTGGTCAAAATATAGAATCGGTAGATTCAATTAAAAAATATGCTCCAAGAATATACTCTTCACAGAATAGAGCAGTAACTGCTACTGATTACGAAACTATTATACCAACAATATATCCAGAAACAGAATCAATCTCTGTTTTTGGTGGCGAAGATTTGAATCCACCAAAATATGGAAAGGTTTTTATATCAATAAAACCAATCAATGGGGCATTTGTATCAAGTCAAATAAAAGACAATATTAGAAATAGTCTTAGAAAGTATAGTGTTGCAGGTATTGTTCCCGAAATTTTAGATCTAAAATATCTTTATTTGGAATATGATATATCTGCTTATTATAATGTAAATGCTGCTCCAAGTTCCGATTATGTTAAAACTTTGATTTCTAATAATATCAATGCATATGCAAATTCTTCCGAATTAAATAAGTACGGAGCTAGATTTAGATATAGTAAGTTCTTAAAATTGATTGATGACAGTCATCCATCTGTTACTTCTAATATTACGAAGATGATTATGAGAAGAGATATGAGACCTGCATTAAATCAATTTGCAAATTATGAAATTTGTTTTGGAAATTCATTTCATATAAAGAGTATGTCTGGGTATAACATTAAGTCTTCTGGATTTAATGTTAGTGGATTTAATCAGACTTTATACATGTCTGATATTCCAAATTCAGACCAAAAGACTGGATCAATATTTTTCTTTACCATTAGTTCTTCAAGGACACCAAGTATAGTTCGTAGAAACGTAGGAACTATAAACTATGAAAGAGGGGAGATATTATTAAATCCTGTGAATATCATAGGAACTTCAAAATCAAGTGGTGAACAATCGACTATAGAAATATCAGTATCTCCACAATCTAACGATGTTATTGGTTTGCAAGATTTATATTTACAATTAGACGTTAGTAATGGTGTGTTAAATATGGTATCAGACCAAATACTTTCTGGATCTGATATATCTGGTTCATCATATGTAACAACTTCTAGCTATTCAAACGGAGACCTCGTAAGAATATAAAATGACAGGAACAAGAATCAAAATTAGTTCGGTTATCCAAAATCAACTTCCAGAATTCGTCAAGGAAGAGTTTCCTTTAGTTGTCGAATTCTTGAATCAATATTATTTGTCTTTGGAATCTGAAGGACTTCCATACAACTTAATTCAAAATATAGACAAATATGTTAAGGTAGATAATCTTACTAATTTAACAGATTCTACAGTATTAACTTCTAATGTTTCTTATTTTGATTCTACAATTAATGTGCAATCAACTTCAGGATTTCCAGACTCTTATGGAATCATTCTGATTGATTCGGAAATTATAACATATACCTCAAAAACTAATACTTCTTTCACTGGATGTGTAAGAGGATTTAGTGGGATCACATCTTTAGAAAATCCTTTAAATTCTGATGAATTAGTTTTCTCAACCTCATCTTCAGAACAGCATACTTCAGGATCTAAGGTTAATAATCTTAGTATTCTTTTCCTGCAACAATTTTTTAAAAAGGTAAAATCTCAAATATCTCCAGGATTTGAGGATAGAGATTTTTATAGTGGTTTAAATGAATCTATTTTTGTAAAACAATCTAAAGATTTTTATTCCTCAAAGGGAACCACAGAGTCTTTTAAAATTTTGTTTAAAGCACTCTATGGGGAAAATGTAGAAGTAATTCGCCCACAAGATTTTTTAATTCAACCATCGGATGCAGAGTATAGAATAACAAAAGATTTGGTTGTAGAAAAACTTGAGGGAGATATTGAGGATTTAGTTAATAGAACAATCTATCAGGATCAAAATGATTTTCTGGATAGAGCAAGTGGAACTGTAACTAAAGTAGAAAAAATAATTCGAGATTCGAAGGAGTATTATACTTTAAGTTTAGATTATGGTTATCAGAGAGATATTGATGTTGATGGAACTATCTTTGGAGAGTTCACTATTCATCCAAGATCAAAGGTAATTACCTCGATTGTAGATTTAGATCCTAGTATTTCTGGTTTTACAACGAGTTCTACATCAATTGATGTGGACTCTACTGCAGGATTTCCAAACTCAGGAAATCTTATTGTAGACCTTCCTAATAACACATCTCTAACTATTTCGTATGAAGATAAAACTTTAACCCAATTTTTAGGTTGCTCTGGTATAACTCAAGAGATAAATTCAGGTACAGAAATAAGATCTGATGCTTATGCTTATGGTCAGGGTGAATCGGGGCAAATAAAGTTTTTAGTTACTGGAGTTTTATCGGATCTTAAACTGGAGAATAGTCAATATCAAAATATTAACTATCCAGTAAAAATAAAAACTCTTGGAGAGGATTCGAAAGATTATAAAGCAAATAATTGGTTCTTTAACATTGCTGTTGAATATGACTTACAATCACATTCATTAATAGACTCATCTTCTGCTCCAACTTATAGCTTAGTTTTTTATGATGATCACTCCTTTGTGATTGGAGATAGAGTAGTAATAAAGTCGTCCATTGGAACTCAAACAGATGCGGTTGTAGTTGCATATAATAACACTAAGTCAATTTCAATCCGAGGAAACATAAGTTTTAGCTCTAGTTTCTCATATAGAATACAAAAAATTCTTTCAAGAGTTAATTCTAAAAATTATCCAGAATTATCAAAGTTTACATCTAATGTTCAAAATGTTTATATTGATTCTGATAATTCTTTGTTTGTTACTGCACCATCTTTACCAACATATCTTGATCAAGAGTTAGATATAAGAGATAAATCAAAAACTTTTTCTGGTTCTTTTAGTGGTGAAGAGCTAACTATTGGAAACCACTCATTTTATACAGGAGATGCTGTATATTACAGATCAAGTGGACAAGAAAATACTTTGGGTATTTCTGATGGATATTACTTCATCAAAAAAATTAATGATACTACGATAAAGTTATCAAAAAGCAGACCAAATATATCAAATAATAAATTTGTTACTTTTGATGGATTTGCAAATAACGATAAAATAGAACTTGCAAATTTTGTAGATGAGGTTACTCTAGAATCTAAAAAAATAGAACCTCAGAAAATTATTAGAAAGTTATCTAATCTAATTGTCAATGGAGATAAAGAAGTAACAGAACCTGGATCTACAGGTGTATTGGTAAATGGTGTTGAAATTTTAAATTACAAATCTCCAGATTCTATTTTTTACGGACCAATAGAAAAAATTAATGTAATTTCTTCTGGTGACAATTATGATGTAATCAATCCTCCAGTTTTAGAAATTACTGATGAAGTTGGAACAGGAGTCACCGCATACTGTGCTGTAACCGGTAGTTTACGTAAAATTAATATTATTGATGGTGGTTTTGATTACTTAAATGATCCCAAAATAATTGTATCTGGTGGTGGTGGATCGGAAGCTTCCGCTAGAGTTAATTTAATCAGTTTTGATCATGAGGTTTATTTTAACTCAGAGTCTTCTTCATCTTTAGTAGATTTATCATCCAATACTATAACATTCCCAGAATACCACAAATTCAGAGATAATGAACTGGTAATTTATGATCCAGAAGGACAAACTTCTGTCGGAGGTCTATCGACCAATTCTCAATATTTTGTATCCGTTCAAAATGGATATACAATTAAACTTCATAAGAATTTGGATGATTCTGTTTCGGGAATTAATACAATTTCTTTAACATCATTTGGTATAGGAAATCATAAATTCCAATCTACAAATAAAAAGAAAAAAATTGGATCAATCTTAATACCTAATGGTGGAAATGGTTATTCAAATAAAAAAAGAGTATCAAAGTCAACAGGAATAAACACTGCATCAAATACAATAGAAATTTTTGATCATGGATATTCTGATGGTGATATATTAGTATATTCTTTTACAGAAAATCCCATAGTTGGACTTGCAACTACTTCGACATACTATGTTTCAGTTGTTGATGAAAATAAATTTAAATTATCAAATGTAGGTGTAGGAACTCAAGAAAAAGATTTCTTCAAAAAGACTAATCAGTTCATAAATTTCGAATCAGTAGGAAGTGGACTCCATATTTTCAATTATGAACCGATTACTGTTAGAGCATCTGGTGTAATTGGAGTTTCAACGTTATCTGACCAAGATTTTAATGCTGTTCTTCAACCTATCTTTAGGGGAGAAATAGATTCTGTTTTTGTTCAGGATGGTGGATCTTCTTATGGATCTGAGGAAATTTTAAACTATGTAAGACAACCAAACTTTATTCTGAGATCAGGTTCAGGAGCTCAACTGACCCCAGTAATTAATAATGGAAAAATTGAAAATGTAATAGTTAACTATTCTGGCAGTTATTATAACTCTCCTCCAGATTTAGTCATAAATGGTCCTGGTTTTGGAGCTGTTCTTACACCAATACTTTCTAATGGAACAATTGCTTCTGTAGTAATCGTATCCAGTGGTTCAGGATACGTTGAAGGAAAAACAACTATTGATGTAATACCATCAGGATCATCAGCAAATCTTAGTGCTCAAATTAAGAGTTGGAATGTCAATCTTGTTGAGAGATTTATACAATCAAATCAAATTACTGAAGATGATGGAATTGCAACTGTTGGACTTCATAAGTTTGGTTTACAGTATTCTCATTTATATGCTCCAAGAAAGTTCAGAACTTCAGTTCTTGGAACTAGATTTGATAATGGTGAAACAATTTATGAACCAGATTTAACTTTACTTAATGGAAGAGAGACTGATTCAAGATCACACTCTCCAATTATTGGGTGGGCATATGACGGAAATCCAATTTATGGGCCATATGGATACACTTCAATAAGTGGTGGAAGAGTTAGACAGATGATATCTGGATATCAAATCTTACCCCAACAAAATCGACCAAATTCTACAATTTATCCTTTGGGATTTTTTGTAGAAGATTACACCTTTATCAATGGAGGGGATCTTGATGAAAATAATGGCAGATTCTGTGTAACTCCAGAGTATCCAAATGGGACATATGCATATTTCTCAACAGTTTCAGAACTTGTTGAGACAAGTGGATCATTCAAAAATTATAAGAAACCAGTATTCCCATATTTTATAGGAAATACTTATAAATCAAAACCAATTGATTATAATTTCTCAACAAATTCTAATCAAATAGACTTCGATATTAATAAAACTGGTTGGTTGAGAAATACCTCCCCATATAATTTGATGAATTCTAATTCTGGTTATGCATATATTACAAATCCAAATGATATTCGTAATCAATATTCGATAGCAAAATCAATATCTTCTGGACAAATAACTTCTGTTGGAATTTTGACTGGTGGAGAAAACTATCAAGTAGGAGATTCTATTGAATTTTCTGCAAGATCTTTAGATTCTATTCCACCAAAAGCTTTCGTATCTTTTGTTGAAGGAAAATCGGTAACTTCTATCTCAGCGACAACATCTATAGTAACAAATGTTGAATTTTATAAATTTAGAGATGATCAAAAATATACAGCAATATCAACATCTCCACATTATTTCAATAATTTAGATTTTGTCAATTTTAATGCAAATCAAGAGTACAATAACTATTCTCAAGTTAACATTGCAACAAATGTACTTAGATTAACATCTGGTGTTGGTTCTACAACAAGCACTGGTTCTGTAACTTACTTTAATGTTTCTGGTAATTTATCGGATACTGCAATACAAGAAAATGATATCTATAGAATATCAAATGAATTAGTTAAGGTTTTAAATGTTGATGTAGTATCTTCTAGAATTAGAGTTTTAAGAAATACAAATGAGTTTGTTGGTGTAACTTCTTATTCTGCTGGAGAAGTCCTAACGGAAGTTCCCAGAAGAATGTCACTGAACTTTAATATCATCAATGACTATAATTTAAATTCTAGAAATAGGCAACAGTATTTTGATCCGCAAAATACTGTTGGACTTGGAACTACTTCTGGTGTAGGTATAACATCTACTATTGTGTTTTCAAATCCAGGAGTAGGTATAACACAGGTCACTATACCCACTAGATCACTATACATTCCAAACCATAATTTAGAAAATGGTGATGAATTAGTTTATTCATCAAATGGTGGATCATCAATATCAATATCAACTGATGGAATTTCTTCTTTCCAATTAAGTGACAATTCAATTCTTTATGCCACAAAAATATCCAATGATATAATTGGTTTATCAACTTTTAGAGTCGGTTTAAGTTCAATAGGTTCTTATATTGGGTTAGGAACTACTTCAGCTTCTTTATTATACTTCACTGGGGTTGGTTTAGGAAATACTCATAGTCTTGAGACCAATTATCCTAATATACTTGTTGGTGAAATTTCAAAAAATATAGTTACTGTATCAACAGCATCATCTCATGGATTATTCTTGAACAATAGTGTTATTTTAGATATTACTTCTGGATTAACAACATCTCTCAACGTAAAATATAATGACTATAGTAGAAGGACTATTATAAATGAAAGATCATTTGGTTCTTCAGATGTTGATATTGTAAAAAATACTATATCTATTGAAAATCATGGATTTACAACAGGACAAAAAGTTATTCATACGTCAACTGTTCCATGTGGTGGTCTAATTGATGAAAAAATATATTATGTTATAGTTGTAGACAGAAATACTATTCAATTATCAAATACTCAATATTATTCAACTAGAAAGGAAAGAGATGTTGCAAACATTACATCATCTTCTATTGGAAATATTTTGCCAATAAATCCACCAATTAAGTTGGTAAAGGGAGAGGGATTACAGATTCAGGTTTCAGATCCTTCATTGTCATTCATAAAGAACTCTATCTTATACTCTGCTTTTGACTTGAATTTCTACACTGATTCTGATTTTAAAAATAAATTTGATTTTTCCCAATCAGATTTTGTTGAAGTTGTTAGATCTGGAAAAGTGGGGATCGATACCACTGCTACCGTTACTTTAAGAACCACTAATACTACTCCCAATATCTTATATTATAAATTAGATCCAATCAATACCAATTTATCACTTGATACTAAAAAAGAATCAATAGTCGATAAAGAAGTTATTGGATTTGGCCAGATTTCTATATTGGAAAGTGTTTATAGTGGTCAGAAAAAAGTTATTGGAATTTCTACAAATACTTTTAATTTCTTGTCAGAGAATACTCCAGAAGTATCTTCGTACAACTCTGAGAGTTCGGATATTTCATACATCACAAATTCAAATAATGTTTATGGCCCAATAAATTCAATTAAAATAAAAAATTCTGGCAGAAATTTAAAGGAACTTCCATCAATATCAAAAATTCAAACTGGAATTGGAACCAAAGCCTTATTAGACTTAGAATCCAAAAATATTGGAAGTATCTTAAATTATCAAATTCAAGATATTGGATTTGAATATCCATCAGATTTGACAATTAGACCAACAGCAAAAGCAACTGAAATATTAAAAATAAAGACACAATCATCATTCAATTCGATTGGAATTTCTTCTGTAGGGAAAGGATATTCACTTTCACCAAATTTGATTGTCCTTGATGGACTGACAGGTAACATCGTAAATGATGTTGATCTCAGATATACTTTGGGAAGTACTAATGTTGAGATTCTAAAAAATACTAAAGGTATAAACAATGTTACTCCCACTATTATTCCAATCAACAATACGAACGGCGTTAGAATTAGTTCATTAGATTTTAACTCATCATCAAAAGAAGTTATTGTTACTTTAGGTTCTAGTTTTAGCAATGTATCAGATTTCCCATTTGAGATTGGAGATAAAGTTCTAATTGAGAATGTTAGTGTTGGAGTTGGATCTACAGGAACTGGATATAATTCAGAAAATTACAATTATGCCCTGTTCACATTGACTAACACCACTCCAAATATTGGAGGAATTGGAGCTACTGTTGCATATAGTCTGACAGAGTATTTGAAAAATGGAGAAATTCCTGGAACTTTTAATAATGAAAATTCTTCTGCAAGAATTATACCACAAAAACATTTCCCAATTTTCAATATCGATTTAGAAAAAAATGAGTTTTACGTTGGTGAAGAGGTATATTCCAATGAATCGTTAAGTGAAGGAAAGGTCATTGATTGGGATCCATCGTCAGAATATCTTAAGATATCAACATCCGACCAATTTACAGAAGGTCAAACGATTATCGGAAAATCTTCTTCATCGAGAGGAATGATTTCTTCTTTAATTGAAACAAAAGGATCATATACTGTTTCATCATCTTCAATCGTTAAAAAGGGATGGGAGAAAGAAACTGGAATTCTTGATAATCAATTCCAAAGAATACATGACAATGATTATTATCAATACTTCTCATATGCGTTAAAATCTCAAGTACCATTTGATACTTGGGGAGATGCTGTAGGAAATCTAAATCATACCGCAGGATTTAAAAAATTCAGTGATTTGATCATAGAATCTTCCGTTACTACTTCAGGAATAACCACATCTCAAGATTCTGGCGATTTTACTGGAATTGCTGATCTTTCAAGATCAATTGATTTAAATTGTGTTTATGATTTTGATTTAGTTAAGGAAAATAATTTCTCTATTGATGGAAAAATTAAATCCAACGAAATTGTATTTAATTCCAGAATTATCCAAGATTACATAGAATCTATTGGAAATAGAGTTTTACTTATTGATGATGTTAGTGATCAATTTAATAGCAATCCAAGACCTACTCAGTTTAGCATAGTTGATACTTTTGGTTTAGATTCAAGATCTATAAAATTCTTGACTTTTGTTAGAGACAGAAGATTCAGTGAGCAAAAGCAAGTCTCTTTGGTCACTTTAGTGCATGATGGATCAAATGGATATATTAATCAATATGGTGCAGTTGATACATATGGAAATATGGGATTCTTTGATTTCTCTATTGCTGGTGATGAAGGAAATCTTTTATTCTATCCGACTAGATCATTAATCAATGATTATAATATAAGTTGTGTTTCTTTTGATATTAGAGATACCATATCATCAATAGGATCAACTGATCTTGGAAGCACTGTTTTTGTTGGATCTTCAACAACAACTATTTCATCAGGAAGTTCATCTCCAATAACTGTTGTTGGTATTGCTTCTACATATAGATCTTCGAAGGTTATTGTTCAGATTGGTGCTACAGATTCGTCATATTATGAATTTGATGAAATAACATTAATCCATGATGGTACTGATATTATCTTACAAGAATATGGTCAATTGGCCAGTGGAAGTTTGGTTACATATTCAGAATCAGGAATCGGAACTTATAATGCATATTATTCTGGTTCTAATATTAATATTGATTTGATTCCAAATAATACTACTACAGTTTCTTATAATATAAATTCTATCAGAGTTTCTATTGCAAATAGTTCTTCCACAAGTACTGGTGTAGAATCTTTTAATAATTCAGTTTTGCAGTCAAATTATGTTGCAATATCATCCACTCCATCTCCTGGAATTACGACGATTGCTACATATTCTTCTGCATATTCTGGATCATACTTTATAGTAAGTGTAGAAGATCTAACCAACAATCAATATCAAGTTTCGGAAGTTGTTGTTGCACATGATGATGTTGATCCACATATCACCGAGTTTGGTATCATTAATACAAATTCATCTATAGGTCTTATTGATATAAATTTTGTACCTTCTACTGGAAGTGTAGACTTAACATTTACACCCAACCCAGATATAGATGTTGAGGTTAGAGTATATCAAAATTCTATAGGTCTAGTTAACGACGCAATACCATATCGTGAAATTGATTTTACAAATGCATTTATTAGAACAGGATATGGAGATTATGAAGCATCTCAAAGTAATGTTAGAAGATCTTTCCAGTTAACATATAACCAAAATCCAATTTTTGAAAGGTATTTTGATGGAAGTAGTTCTTCTATAGTTGATATTGACAATGATGTTATCATCATACCAGAACATTTCTTTGTAACTGGTGAAAAGGTTGCATATACAATTGCTGGAGCTGGAAGCACTCAAGCAATTGGAATTGCTACGACTACTATTTCTGGTGTTGGAGTTACTGATAAACTTCCAAGTACTCTTTATATCGTAAAGAGCAATGAACTTGGAGTTCAAGTTGCGGCTTCTGCTTCAGATGCTTTAAAACTTCCACCAAATATTTTAGATATTACAAGTGTTGGAATTGGAACTTCTCACAGGTTTGTTTCCACCAATCAAAATTCTAGAGTATTAATTGGAATAGACAACCTAATTCAATCCCCTATTGTTTCAACTGCAATAACAACTACTCTTGCAGAAGAAGTAAGAATCACTGATGAGAGATTAACATTCTCTGGAATTACATCATTCTTTGGAGGAGACTTGATTAAGATTGATGATGAAATTATGAGAATAAATTCTGTTGGATTGGGATCAACTAATGTCATCTTAGTCCAAAGATTCTGGATGGGAACAGGTATTGCATCACATGCTCAAAATTCACTAATAACAAAAGTTAGAGGTGATTATAATATTATTGATAATACTATTAATTTTGTAGAAGCTCCTTATGGATTAACTCCAATAGGATCTACATCAAATCCACCAGATAGCAGAGATTTTGTGGGTATAGAGACTCATTCTACTTTCCATGGAAGATCATTCATAAGATCTGGTTTATCCAATGATGTTAATGATTCATATGCTTTCAATTATGTGTTTGATGATATTTCTAGAGATTTTAATGGAATTACAACTTCATTTTCCATCAAATCTGAAGGTTCTAATATATCCGGAATATCTACAAGTAATGCTATTGTATTGATTAATGACATATTCCAAGGTCCAGAAAGATTTGGTAGTGTTGATATTTTGGGAGATTATTATCTTACAGAATCTGCGGGTGAAACTCAAATTTCATTTACAGGAACTGCATCTTCTGCTTCATATGATATTAACACAGCAATTATTCCTCGTGGAGGAATAATTGTATCGGTTGCATCTACTGGAGGATTTGGTTATCAACCATTAGTAGCAGCAGGTGGAACTGCTGTCATTTCTGGACTCGGAACAATTCAATCAATTAGTATAGGAAACAGTGGTTCTGGATATAGACCTGGAGTTCAAAGTGTAGTTAATGTTGGAGTAGCAACATCTAGTGTTGGAAATTATTCCATTGAGTTCATTGGAACTGCTTCAATTAGTGGAGGTCATATTGTTAGCGTAGCTATTACAAATCCAGGAGTTGGATATACGTCAACAAATCCACCTATTGTTATATTTGATGATCCACTTTCATATTCAAACATTCCATTAATTTATACTTCATCTTCAAGTGGAGTTGGAACAGAGGCAATAGTTGATATTGTCGTTGGTCAGGGATCTAGTGTAATCTCATTCAATAGTAAAAATTCTGGATATGGATATGGTCAATCAGAAAAACTCACTGTTGCTATCGGTGGAACCACTGGAATTCCAACAAATACTTCATTGCCATTCGAACAATTTGAAGTTACTATCGATAGAACATTTAGTGATGAATTTTCTGGTTGGTCTATTGGAGATCTTCAAGTCATTGATCCATTCGATTCACTATTTGATGGAGAAAGAACAACTTTCCCAATTAGAATAAATGGCAATCAAACAACAATGAGGTCCAAAAAAGGATCTAATATTGAAGTTAAATCCAATTTATTAATCTTTATTAATGACATATTACAGGTTCCAGATATTTCTTACATATTTGAAGGTGGAAGTATAATTACTTTTGTCGAACCACCTAAAGTTGGAGATAAATCCAAAGTACTATTCTACAAAGGAACTGGAAATGTAGATACTGTCAATGTTGATATTTTAGAGACTATCAAGGAAGGAGACACTGTTAAGATTAATAGTGATTTTGTTGGATTAAATCAAGATTCTAGATTGGTAACTGATATCATCTCTACTGATATTTTAGAGACAAATACTTATTCTGGACCAGGAATTACTGAAGATGAAACTTTATTAAGACCTTTGATCTGGTGTAGACAGACTGAAGATAAGATTATAAACGGACAAGAAGTTGGAAAAGATAGAATTCTTTACGAACCATTGATTACTCCTACATCAAACTTAATTGAAAATGTAAGCATCTCATCTACACAAATTTGGGTAGAGAGTGTAAAAACTTTCTTTGATAGTTATGATGAGTACTTGCATGATGGAACTTCCGAGATTCCACAAAATAAAATTACAATCATTTCTCAAAACGATTTAGTTGCCGCATCCGCTACTGCTGTGGTTTCTGCCGCAGGAACAATATCATCAATTATTATTTCTAATGGTGGTATAGGTTACACTTCAACTAATCCACCAGAAATAGTAATCGAAAATCCCGTTGGTCTTGGATCAACACAAAGAGCTTCAGTATTATCTGTTGTTTCTTCTGCAGGCACTGTATCTAATATTGTAGTTTCTTCTCCCGGAACTGGATATACTACATCAAATCCACCAGTAGTATTAATAGAACCACCTGCAGTTACAAAAGAAACAATCGATTCAGTATCTTATATTGGTGATTTTGGCACTATTGTTGGATATGGTATATCCACAATTTCTGGTTCCGATAAAAACATATTTGATCTTTATATACCACAAGATTCGTTCTTGAGAGATACTGATGTTGTAGGAACTGCAATTACAGTAAGTCAGATCCAAGTTGGTGACTTCTTTGTTGTTCAAAATTCAAATGTTGGAGCAGCATCTACAAACTTCTTCACATATAGAACTAATGGATCAATTATTGGACTTTCTACTCAATATGTCGATGGAATTTATCAAGTAGATACTATCGAAACTCATTACAAAAATGTTGTTGGAGTTGGAACAACAGTTATCAAGAGAGTATTTGCAGTAGTAGAACCTACAACTGGAATAAGCACTATTGGAATGGGATCATCAACAATATTCTTTGATTCCACGTATTATACCTGGGATTATCTCGGAATTACTACTTATTCTGGAGGATCTATTACTACTTCCAACTATATTGGAGAATTTAGTTGGGGAAGAATTTATGATCTTTCCAGAAATGAACCGAAAGAATTTAAATCTTATGGTTTTAGTGGAATTAATACTTCTGCAAGTGTAATTCGTTTCAACCCACTTAAGTATAAAAACTATGTCAACTAATAAATATTCATAAAGGTATAACTATCGATGGCAAGACAAGGAATAAATACTGGTTCTTCCCCAGATGCAGGAGATGGTGATGCACTATTAACAGGTGCTATTAAAATTAATGCCAACTTTAGTGAAATTTATACGGCCATCGGAGATGGAACTAATCTGTCTCCAGGAATTGTAACATCTATTGTTGCCGGTACTAATGTAACAGTATCTGGATCAACAGGACAGGTAACTATAAATGCTTCAGGGGTTGGTGGATCATCATCTCAGTGGGTATCAACAGCATCAGGAATTCATACACTTTCAAATGTTGGAGTAGGAACCACAAATCCAACATCTGCTCTTACAGTAAAAGGAAATACTTCTCTTGAAACTTTAAGTGTTTCTGGTGTTTCTACATTTGCTGGTATTACTACAGTCACTGGGACAACACTATTTGCTAAACAACTTAATGTTTCTGGTGTTGTTACAGCATCATCATTCGTTGGTGATGGATCAGGATTAACTAATCTTCCTGGCGGTGGTGGTGGTATTGCTGGTATTAATACATCTGGAACTTCGACTTTTAATCAATTAAACACAACACAGTTAAATGTTTCTGGTGTTTCTACATTCCAAAACAGTGTTTATGTTACAGGTCAAAATAGATTGTATTTTGGAAGTTCTGATTTAGGAATTTTTTATCAAACATCACCTTCGGCATCAAATTATATTGTAGGTTTTAATAATGTTCCATTAACAATTTGGGCAGATAATCTTACTCTTGGTGCTCAAAACGGTGAAAACTTTGCAACATTTACTACTAATGGTTCTGCTTCTCTTTATTACGATAACTCCAAGAAATTTGAAACTCTTGGAACTGGTGTAACAATCACTGGAACTACCTTTACAAATCAGTTAAGTATTTCTGGAAATACAAATTCTGCTGGAATTATCACTGCCACAAGTTTCAGAACCAATACAACTGTTGGTGATGGAACAGATATTGGATTTGCTCTCAAATACTATATAACCTCAAGTGGAGCTTCTGCATATAGACTCGCTGGCCCTGGAGTATTGAATAGCACCGATAATCCAACTCTTTACTTACATAGAGGATTTACTTATATTTTTGAAAATTCTACAGGTGGATCTCATCCATTTGCGATTCGCACAAGCAGTGGAGGATCTGGTTATACTACTTCATTCTTGAGTGGATCTCAAACTGGAACGCAAATATTTACAGTTCCTTTTGATGCTCCAAATACTTTAGTTTATCAATGCACTCATCACTCAGGTATGGTTGGAACCCTTAATATCGTTACGTAAATCAATCTAATCTAATCATAAATAGATAAAAAACTCATAAAATGTCCGCAATTATAACTGATCAATTAAGAATACTGAATGCTAAGAGTTTTGTTTCTGCAGCAACCTCCTCTTCAAATTCTTATTATGCTTTTGTAGGTCTTCCTAATGCGACTGATTATTCATCTACTTGGGATGTAACTCCTCCAGCACCAAAGGATAACTTTGATCAGGAGAATGATTATTGGGATACGATGATTGCTCTCAAGAAGATTGGAGAAGATGATGTAAAGCAAGTTGTCCGTAAAGTCACCTGGCAGTCAGGAACAACTTATGATATGTATCGTCATGATATTAGTAGAACCAATACTTCTAAGCCTTCTGGAGCAACGAGTTTATATTCCGCAAATTATTATGTTGTAAACAGTGATTATAGAGTTTACATTTGTTTGCGGAATGGAACTTCTCCAGAAAATCCAGAGGGAAGACCATCTTTAGATGAACCAACATTTGTAGATTTGGAACCCAGATCTGCTGGATCTAGTGGAGATGGATATGTATGGAAGTATCTCTATACAATAAATCCAAGTGACATCATAAAATTTGATTCTGTAAATTATATTCCAGTTCCAAAAGATTGGGAAACTAGTTCTACGAATGCTGCTGTTAGGGATAACGCATCAACAAGTGGACAACTGAAAATTGTAACCATAACTAACCGTGGAGTTGGTTTAGGGACAGCAAATAGAACTTATACAAATGTTCCAATTAGAGGTGATGGATCTGGTGCTGAGTGTACCATTGTCATTAATAATGATTCTAAAGTAGAAACGGTAACAATTTCCAAAGGTGGGTCTGGCTATACTTATGGAACTGTTGACCTGGTAACAGGAGGTGTTCCAACAGGGTCTACTTCACCTGTTTTTAATGTCATTATACCTCCTCAAGGAGGTCATGGTGCTGACATTTATAGAGAATTGGGTGCATATAACGTCTTAATTTATTCTAGAATTGAAAATGATTTAGAAAACCCAGATTTTATTGTTGGCAATCAAATAGCAAGAATTGGAATTGTAGAAAATCCACAAGCATATGATTCTACGTCAATCTTAAATTTATCAAAGGCAAGTGCTGTAGGAGCATTAAAACTCACTGGAGTTGGATATAGTAGTGCATCTTTCCCAGCAGATAGTAGAATAACTCAAACAGTCGGAGTTGGATCAACAGCTGTTGGAAGAGTAATATCTTATGACCAAACTACAGGAGTATTGAAATACTGGCAGGATAGATCTTTGTCTGGATTTAATACTGATGGATCTGCAAATATTAACCCAGTTTACGGATTCAAACTGAACAGATTTAGTTCAACAGTCAGTACAGGGGGAACTACTACTATTACTGGAATTAATAATACTTTATCACTGGATACAAACTTTACTGGTATATCTACAGTAATAAATAGTAGGACATACTATTTGGGTCAATCGTTTACATCTGGAGTTTCTAATCCTGAAGTTAAGAAGTACTCGGGAAATATCATTTATGTAGATAATAGACCTTCGATCACTAGATCATCAAATCAAAAAGAAGATATCAAAGTCATTTTGCAATTCTAAAGAATTATGCCACAGGAAACTAACCTCAACGTCTCTCCATACTTTGACGATTTTGATTCGGAAAAAAATTATTATAAGGTTTTATTTAAACCTGGATATCCTGTTCAGGCTAGAGAGTTAAATAATCTCCAATCTATATCACAATACCAAACAGAACAATTTGGAAAGCATATTTTCAAAGAGGGTTCTGTAGTAATTCCTGGACAGTTAAGGTACGATAATCCACTTTATGCTGTAGAAATCGAATCTCAGTACAGTGGCGTTCCTGTATCATTGTATTTTGATAATCTTCTTGGATCAAGAATTAGAGGATCAATTAGTGGAGTGACTGCAGAAGTAGTCTATTTACTTAAGGCAGAAGATTCTGAAAGAGGAAATAATACAATTTATGTAAAGTATCTTCAAAGTGGTGGGGAAGATTTTGATACTAAAATTTTTAGCAATGGAGAAACTTTACTTTTAGACACTCCAGTTTCTTACGGAAACACAACCATTCAAGTTGGTCAGGGATTTTGTAATGTTTTAACAGAAAATGGATTATCTGAGGGAAGTTCCGTTTCTGTTGCAGATGGTGTATATTTCGTTCGTGGTATCTTCGCTAATGTTAGTGCTCAGACTATACTTTTAGATCAATACGGAGTAAATCCATCATATAAAGTTGGATTTGAAGTTTTAGAATCTGTAGTAAATTCAGACGAAGATCCAGATTTAGTAGATAATGCTCAGGGATTTTCAAATTATGCAGCACCTGGTGCAGATAGATTCAAATTAGAGTTAATTTTAACAAAAAAAGATATTAATGATAATGATGTAGGATCATTCGTAGAGATTCTTAGAGTTCAGAATGGCTCTCCTCAATTCTTTACAAAAAATGCACAATATAATCTAATTCGTGATGAACTAGCAAGAAGAACTAGTGATGAGTCCGGAGATTATTTTGTAAAACCATTCACTCTCTTTGTCAGAGACTGTTTGAATGATAGAACTCTTTCGGATGGAATGTTCTTTGAGGGACAGAGAACTCCACAAGGAAATGTGGCATCTGAAGATTTGATGGTTTATGAGATTGGTCCAGGAAAAGCATATGTTAGTGGTTATGATGTAGAAACTATTTCAGCAACTTTGTTAGATGTACCTAAAGCAAGAACTACTGAAACAGTAACTTCAGAATCCGTATCTTATAATGCAGGTTCTCTTGCTATTGTCAATAGAGTTTATGGTTCAGTAACTCCAGGTCTTGGGACAGATGCTGTAGTTAGCTTAATGGATTCTAGAATAGGATCTACCAGTTATGTTGCTGCAGGAACAACTATTGGTTATGCAAGAGTATATGAGTATCTTCCAGAAACAAATTATGTTGATGACACAAGTAGATTTGAGTTAAGATTATTCGATATTTCAACATTCACTCAAATTGGTTTAACAACATCACTCACATCCACTTTAACAACACCAGCATATGTTGAGGGTAAAAGAAGTAATGCTTCGGGATATCTTGTTGAAAGTGTTTCTTCTGGCAATAGAATTCTAAATCTCTATCAAGTTTCCGGTTCTTTTATAGAAAATGAACCGATTGTCATCAATGGAATTGAAGATACTAGATTGATCAATTTTGTAAGAGACTATTCTATTGGGGATGTAAAATCGGTATATTCTCAAACTGGAATTACTACTTTCAATGCAGATTTTGCATTGAATAAAAAGTCTTATATTGCTAGACCTGGAACTACTTTTAGTATTACTAATGGAACTTCTGGAATCAGTACGGTATCTGCTGGATTGGAATATAATTTCACAAGAATATTAAAATCGGGAGATATTATTTCATATTCACTCAATGGAAGTGATCCTGTATATAATAAAGTAACAAATGTTAGTGCTGCGGGAACTTATTTTGAAGTACAAGCTTTAACATCGGTAAGTGGAATTTGTAACGGTTCTTTAAGAACTTCAGACACTTCTGTTTCGAATATAATCAAAGTAAGTACAAATATCAATTCAAAAAATAGTTCTTTAGTAACTAGACTGACAAGAAAAAATATTGAGTCAATTAACTTTTCAGAAAATGAAGTAATTCAAAGAAGAGTATTTACCAGTACTTTCTCTTCAAATACCATTTCAATAACAGTACCACCAGAAGATCAAGACATTTTCTTCGAATCTTTTGATGAAGATAGGTATGTGATCTCTTATGAAGATGGAACTTATGAAACTCTTCGTAGAGATCAATTTTTACTAAGTGTTACTGGAAAAACGGCAACTTTTTCTGGATTATCAAAGGCATCTGGTAATGCTGAAATAATTGCTACAGTAAAGAATGTTGGAGCAAGTTCAAAATCTAAAAAATTAAATAAAACTTCTTCTATTATAGTTTCCAACTCAAAGTTATCATCATCTGGAATTGGAACTACAACATTAAACGATGGACTCACTTATAGCAATGTTTATGGAACAAGAGTTCAAGACAGAGAAATAAGTTTGAATGTTCCAGATGTTCTTAGATTCTTGGCAATTTATGAGTCTGATGATAGTAATGATCCAACTCTTCCATATCTTACTTTAAGTGGATTCAGTGGACCATCAAACAATAACTCTGATTTTATTGTTGGAGAACAAATTGTAGGAAGTTCTTCGGGTGCAGTTGCATTAGTATTCTCTAAGAAAGATTCTGACAAGATAGAATATGTATTCTTAAATACCTTCAAGTTTAGTATTGGCGAAACCGTTTTAGGTAAAGAGTCTAATATTCAAGCTATAGTTTCTGCAAAAACAAATGGTAGCAAAAATGTTTCTGCAAATTATTACTTAGATGGTGGTCAAAGAGGATCATACTACGACTATGGAAGAATAATTAGAAAAAGAAATGTTTCTGAACCAAAAGGAAAATTAAAAGTAATATTCCAGAATTATACTATAGATTCGTCAGATACTGGAGAATTTATAACTGCTAATAGTTATGATGTATCAAATTATAAGCATGATGTTCCTTATTTGGACGGTGCTAGATTAACTGATTTTATTGATATTAGACCAAGAGTTTCACCATACACCCCATCAAATAGATCCCCATTTGAATTTAATTCAAGAAATTTTGATGTAGATGGTCAATACTCAAATTATGTTTTAGCATCTGGTGAAAATATCATATTAAATTACACTTATTATGTTGGCAGAATTGATAAAGTTGTTTTAAGACCAGATGGATTATTCGAAATAATTCAAGGACAACCATCAAATGTCCCCACACCCCCACAAAATAAATCAAATACTTTAGATATTGCTACTATTTATATTTCACCATACACATTCAACACAAATAATGTTGCTGTTGACATGTCGGTACATAAAAGATATAGAATGTCCGATATCTCTAAATTGGAAGATAGAATTCAGAGACTTGAAAAATATACTACTTTATCCCTTTTAGAATCAAAGACTGAAAATTTAGTCATTAAAGATGCTGAAACTGGATTAGATAGATTTAAGTGTGGATTTTTTGTGGATAATTTCACAAATCACATGTATCATGATACTTCAAATCCTTCATTTAGAAGTGCAATTGATACCAGTAAAGCAGCTTTAAGACCCAAGCATTTTACTACAAATTTAGACCTGGAGCTTGGATCCGAGGCAATTCTTGGTGTAGGACAAACATTTAATTCGAATGTAGATAAGAGTTACGTAACTGATCTCGGATCACCTGGAGTTAGAAAAACTGGTGATTTAATTACCCTTGATTACAATGAGGTTCTTTATTATGAACAACCATATGCAACTAAAACTGAAAGTGTCACTCCTTTCTTAGTAAGATATTGGGAAGGTTTAATAACTCTCAATCCTCCATCAGATTCTTGGATTGAAGAAGAATTTAGAACTCAAACAAACTTAATTGAAAATACATTTAATGCTCCACCAGTTCCAGATGAAAATATTACTGTTGTTGAAGATGTAATAGTTGATGATAGAATAAGTCAGGATGAAGCAAATGCTTTAGTTGGTATTAATGGTATTGATTGGATTGATAATGCAAGAAATATTCTTAATGGAGCAACAACTATTGGTGGAGTTCCTATAAATCTGGAAGGAGCAAAAAGAGGTGTTGGAAACGGTCCCAATAATCGTACAAATGAAATTGGTTTTTATTCTGGAACAGATACTTTACGTTTGGAAGTGAACATTGGACAAGTAACTCAAAAAGATAGAGATTTAATTACTAGATTATTGCCTCCAGATGCTGCTGCAAGTTTCTTCAATAGATTAGATAATGTACCATTTTTTGCTGGATTTATAGTTGTTGAGGTTGATTTTTCAACCGCTTCAGTTACTGTGGAAGACGTGGTTCAAGAGACAACAGAAACCACTACTCAAAGTATTCTTCTTCCACCAGAAATTTTAACAGAAGAAACTATTTCTGAGTCGATTTCTCACTATACTGAACCTGTTAGATTCTTAAGAAGCAGAAATATAGAATTTGATATTAAAGGTTTAAGACCAGTAACTAGATTCTATCCTTTCTTTGAGGGTATTGATGTAAGCAACTATGTTGTTCCGAAATTACTTGAGATTGAAATGGTTTCTGGTAAATTTGAAATTGGAGAAACTGTTACTAGTGGTCCTTTTGATACTGAATCAAGAATTTCATTTAGACTTTGTAAACCAAATCATAAGACTGGACCTTTTGATGGTTCCAATCCCCCAACAATATTAAATCCTGTCCCAGTTGTTGATTTGACAACCGGAGAAGTATTGCCACAGGATCCTAATTTAATTCCATCTTTAGATATATTTAAGTTAAATCCATATACACAACAATCAATAGAAAGTGATTATACAGAATCTTCTACTTTCTTGAATGTTGATACATTATCACTTCAACTTCCATCAGAAACAGAATACTCTGGTCTAGCAAGGCCTGAAATGACTTTAATAGGTAATTCTTCTGGTGCTGTTGCTAGGGTTAGAAGAATCAGATTAGTATCTGATAATAATGGAAGACTTTTAGGTTCTTTATTCATTCCAAATCCAAAGGTTATCGGCAATCCAAAATGGACTAACGGACAAAATACCTTTATGGTAATTGATACTCCTGAACTCAATAATTTGGATGAAATTTTTGACGAGTTTATTGCTAACTCTAGAGTCAATGAAAGTTCTGCTCAGGAAGAATTCACTTCATCGGGTATTATAAATGTTGAAGAACTCACCATTACTACAACAAGAAATATAACAATTATTCCAGAAAGAGTTAGAAATGTAACTACTATTACAAATACAACTACATTAACTTCTCAAGTTAATGCATCTCAAGCTCAATGGGAGCAATGGGATCCTCTTGCACAGTCATTCTATGTTCGTGAGGAAACTGGTATTTTTGTAACTTCTTGTGATATTTTCTTTGAAACAAAGGATGAATTTATGCCCGTCACATTCCAAATCAGACCAATGATTGCGGGTGTTCCAAGCACAATGGTTGTTCCATTCTCTGAGGTTACTCTTGAGCCAGATCAAGTTAATCTTTCTACAGATGGAACAGTTGCTACAAGAATCAGATTCCCATCTCCGGTCTATTTGAACGGACCAAAGGAAATTCCAACAAGACAAGCACCTATTGGAACTCAACAAGGTTCAGAATATGCAATGGTTCTCCTGTCAGGAAGTCCAAATTATAGGGTATTTGTTTCCGAACTTGGACAAAATGATATCTATACAGGAGTAAAAGTTTCTCAACAGTTTACTCTGGGAAGTATGTTCAAATCCCAGAATGGTTCAACTTGGTCTCCTGCTCAACTGGAAGATCTTAGATATAGACTTTATAGAGCAGACTTTGTAAATGAAGGTCTTGTTAGATTCTTTAATCCAGATCTAGCAACATCTAATAAGAAAGTCACAGTTACTGGAGCAAATCAATTATTACCACTCTCAAGAAAAGTTGTAGTTGGTCTTGGATCAACTGGATATGA